GGAGAAATTCGTGACGACAAAAAACACATGTCAATGCTTGAAGATTTTTGGCTACCTAGACGAGAAGGTGGAAGAGGCACCGAGATTGATACTCTACAGGGTGGGGAAAACCTCGGTGAAATGGAAGATGTTGAATATTTCAAAAAGAAATTGTATCGTGCATTGAATGTTCCTATTAGTCGTCTTGAAGCGGATAATGGTTTTAATATGGGCAGATCTGCTGAAATATCAAGAGACGAATTGAAGTTCTTCAAGTTTATCGAAAAGCAACGAACCAAATTTTCAGAGTTGTTCTTACAGGCACTACGAGTCCAATTGATACTTCGCGGCATAATGAAAGAAGACGAATGGGAAAAAATCAAAGATGATGTCAAGTTTGAATATGCTAGAGATTCATATTTTACTGAACTCAAAAATAATGAGATTCTAAACGAACGAATGAATCTTCTGGGTATGATGAATGAACATATCGGTAAATACTACTCTTTGGAGTGGATAAGAAAGAATGTTCTCAATCAAACCGAAGAAGAAATCAAAGAAATGGATGCTCAGATAGAAAACGAACGAGAGAAGGGCATCATCTCAACAGGCACAACAGAGGATTACTATTGATGTCAACAAACCTAAAATCCTTTTCTGATTTTCGTAAGATATATGAGGAAGAGGAAAAACCTAAAGAAGAGGCTGAAACAGAACTCCAACAAGATTCTGCCGAAATTGCTCTTGATCCTCGACTCGAAAAAGAAATATTCATCGATTCTTTTGATATTGCAGGGAAGAGAGTTGTTTTGAAAAGTCTTGGTCTTGGTAGAACCAAACCCGTCGTTGCGTACATTGACGAAAAACGATGGGAAATATTCCCTGGTCCCAAGATTGCAAAGAGAGAAACTCGTAGATACATTAAGCAAAGTATCAAAGAAGGTATTGATTGTCAATTTGAATTGTGTCTCCTAGAAGACACAAAAAAAGAAATTACCACTTGGTTAAAAAAGAACAAGAGAAAGTTTGATGACGGTACAGAAGCCGCATATGCACTTGCAGATAAATTTGATATTGAAGATGAATTAGAAAATCCTAACAACTGGATATGGCGAAAGATTCGTAATATGTTTGGTGAGTCTGTAGATTTTGGTGACATTTTAGTCAACCTTACACAACTGAACGATGGAACAAAAATAGATTTAGACGAATCGATGATAAAAAGAGTCAATTTGGTGTATGGAATGCTTGATAGGGAGAATCAGAAGCGATTCGCCAAATCATTTATTATAAATAAGAAAAACCACAACACAATTGTTGAATTTGTTATAAACAAAACAAAAGGAATTAGACTATGACTGTCAATGATATTGTAAATGCATTGCGTAATGGAAACATAGATCAAGCAAGATCCGAAACACAAAATGTTCTCTATAAGAAGACAGGTGAATATGTACAAAATAAAAAACTTGAAATTTCTGCAAATATTGGTAAACCAAAAGAAAGTTCAACAACCGACGAGGAATGAATAATGTACCTAATTACCGAAACAACAGAAGATATCAACTGCACAATCACCGAAGAAACCGAAGGTTCTAAAAAGAACTACTTCATCGAAGGTGTCTTTATGCAAGCAGAGAAAAAGAACCGTAATGGTAGGGTTTACCCCAAAGATATCCTCAACAATGAAGTTGCAAGATACACAAAGGATCTTGTCGAAAACAAAAGAGCAATGGGAGAACTTGGACATCCAGAAGGTCCATCTCTTAATCTTGAACGTGTGTCCCATCTTATAACCGAACTAAAAGAAGACAACAACAACATCATCGGAAAAGCCAAAATTCTAGACACTCCATATGGAAAAATCGTCAAAAATCTTATCGATGAAGGTGCCAAATTAGGTGTGTCTTCTAGAGGCATGGGTTCCATCAAATCTAACAAAGATGGAGTCAACGTCGTTCAAGAAGACTTTATGCTTGCTGCTGTTGACATCGTTGCCGATCCTTCTGCTCCCGATGCTTTTGTGAATGGTATTATGGAAGGGAAAGAATGGATATGGGATAATGGTATTCTCCAACCAAGAGTGGTTGAGAATTATAAAAAGTTATTGTCTGAGTCAGACAAGAAAATTATAGAACAAGCAAAACTTTCTGTATTTAGGCATTTCCTGTCAAATATCTGAAAACTATACATAGTAAGCAAGAACTAAAGGAGACATTATAATGTCAGACCACGAAGCACTAGAATTAGCAAAAGAAATCCTTGAGTCCGAAGAACTCATGGAAGACGATGCTGTAAACGTGGATGCACCCAACAAGAAAAGAGAAGAAACTCCAACTGTTGATACCGACAGCATCGAGGACGCAGATCTCTATCAAGTTGCTCATAGCGACGAGGGTGCCGCCGAAGTTAACGAACCAGAAGCAGACGAAGACGAAGAAGAAGAAAATAAAGACTCTATCGCTGCTAAACCATCTGCTGCTACTGAGGAAGCAACCAAAGAGCATATGGATGCTTTGTTTGGTGGTGAAGATCTTTCAGAAGATTTCCGCAATAAAGCAGAAGTTATTTTTAAGAGCGCACTCCAAGAACGAGCAACAGCCATTCGTGCTGAAATTCAAGAAGAACACAATACACTTCTTGAGAACGAAACAAAACGAATCAGCAACGAACTTTCTGAGAAATTAGATGAATATCTCAACTATGTCGTTACTGAATGGTCTAGTGAAAACGAAATCGCTATTGAACATGGACTCAAGAACGAAATTGCAGAGTCGTTCATCACCGATCTCAAATCGTTGTTTGAGAAGCACAACATTGAAATTCCAGATGAGAGTTTTGATGCTTTAGCAGAAGCAACCGAAACGTCGGAGAAACTTGAAGAAAAACTCAACGAGCAACTCCAGTCTAATATTGAAATGACAAAAAGAATCAACATTTTAGAATGTGCTATCTCCTTTATGAGATCAACTAACGGTCTCACCACCACCGAAGTTGAAACCCTTCGTAGTTTATCAGAAGGACTTGAATTCTCGAATGCAGAGCAATACGAAGAAAAACTCAACATTCTCAAAGAAAATTATTTCAACGGTTCGGTAAGTTCGGATGATTCATTTGAAGAAGAAAACATTTTGAATGAAAATATTAGTACCGCACAAATGGACCGTTATCTCAAATCAATTACTCGTATCCGTAAAGCCGAAAACAAGGCACTATAATCAAAATTTAACAAGGAGAAAAGTCTAATGGACGATTCAAAACTATTATTAGCAGAACAACTACAGAAGAAATGGGAACCAGTTCTCGAACATGCTGAATTGCCTGCTATTCCAACCACTTATAGGAAGAACGTAACTACGATCCTTCTTGAGAACCAAGAGCAAGCACTCAACGAAGCGGCCCCAACAAACGCAATGGGTGCTGGTGGTTCTCCTCACTTCGGGCAAGCCGGTAGCGTAGCAGGATTCGATCCTGTTCTTATTAGTCTCGTTCGTCGTTCTATGCCAAACCTAATTGCTTATGATATTGCTGGTGTCCAGCCAATGACTGGTCCAACCGGACTTATCTTTGCAATGCGTTCGCGTTACACTAACCAAAGCGGAACCGAAGCATTCTACAATGAAGCCGATACCGACTTTGGTGGTACTGCTTCGGCAGGTACTACTGCTGCTGCTCGCGGTGCAGGCACACATGGTGGCACCGATCCCCTTAGCGGATCAGAGACAGGTGGTAGCACCTATCTCTTCGGTGAAGGAATGGTAACTTCAAATGCAGAAGGCAAGTCTCCCGCCGAGATGGCATTCAGTATTGAGCGTGTAGCCGTTGAAGCAAAGAGCAGAATGCTCCAGGCTTCATACAGCACCGAACTCGCACAGGATTTGAAAGCAGTTCACGGGCTTGACGCAGAAGCAGAACTCTCGAATATCCTTTCGAGTGAAATTCTCGCCGAAATTAACCGAGAAGTTATCCGCACCGTATACAACCAAGCAGTTCTTGGTGCAGATCACAGCGATCTTGCTTCTGCTGATGGTGTTACCGTCGATGGTGCTTCTGGTCAAACCAAAGGTGTATATGACCTTCTAAGCGACTCAGATGGACGTTGGAGTGCAGAGCGTTTCCGTGGACTTATGTTCCAAATTGAACGCGAATGTAACCAGATCTCCAAGGACACTCGACGAGGCAAGGGCAACATCGTCATCACATCCAGTGATGTCGCTTCTGCTCTTTCGATGAGTGGTATTCTTGATCACTCGCCAGCATTCGGAAACCTTGAAGTTGACGATACCGGCAACACTTTCGTTGGTGTTCTGAATGGTCGCACCAAGGTATATGTTGATCCATATGCTACAACCAACTATATCTGTGCAGGATATCGTGGTGAGAGTCAATATGATGCTGGACTCTTCTATTGCCCATATGTTCCACTCCAGATGGTTCGTGCAGTTGATGCTACTACCTTCCAACCAAAGATCGGGTTCAAGACTCGATATGGAATGGTAGAGAACCCATTCGCTCGCGGAACTTCTTCATCAGTAGACAACATCGGCGCACGTCGCAACAACCTCTACTACAGAATCTTCCGAGTTGATAACCTCCACGGTATCAACGCTGGTGGAACTGCCTGATAGTTCTAAAACTTGATCGATTAGGGGAGTCCTTCGGGACTCCCCTTTTTGTTTATACATAGTATGGAGGATTCCATTATGACTACAATTGGCAGTTCAACAGGAAAAACACCAATACCACCCTCGGACAAAGATGCTTTGTTTGGGTTTTCTAAAACAAACACGGATCGCTCTACTAGGCAACCAGATAAAATCAATGGATTGATGCCTACTTATTTCAAAATGGAATTAGATAGGTGTTCAACAATGACCTATTTTTGTCAGAATGTCAATCTACCGGGGCTGAGTATTATAATGATTCCACAACCAACTCAATTTATCACTATTCCTAGATCTGGTCTACCAGAGTACGAAGCACTAACAATGCAGTTTCTTGTCGATGAAGATCTATCAAACTGGCTTGAAATTTACAATTGGATGATGTCTATCACAACTGAAGAAGATTTTGCTGAAATTGAGGATGCACCACACCATTATTCTGATGCAAATCTATTCATTCTCAATAGTGCAATGCAACCAAACCTTCGAGTTCAATTTAAAAACATTATCCCAGAAACGCTGTCTGGACTAGAATTCGATAGTACATCGTCATCACCAGAACCTTTAACTGCCAACGTAACATTCAAATATACTACCTACGACATTCACAACATTTAGTTCTTGACTTTGCCCAAAATAGGGCTATACTGAATATATGAGATTTGATGACATTCGCAAAATGGTGGCAAAAGACTCGGTAATTGATGATTCAATGCTTGACATAGAATCACTCAAGATACCCCAACTCCACAACAAGTATCTAAATCTATTCCATGATGAAAGGCTATTCCTTCGTAAACTGGAATCTGAAAAGCGTGAACTCCTCCGTGATAAATGGGAGTATTATTCTGGGAAAATGTCCGAAGAAGAACTAGAAAGGCGTGGGTGGGAAGCCTTTCAACTCAAGGTTCTCAAACAAGATTTGGACAGATATATTTACGCAGATAAAGAAGTGTCTTTAATGACGGATAAAATTGTCCTCCAACAAGAAAAAGTAGACTATCTTGCTTCCATTATCAAGAGTATCAATGGTAGGGGCTGGGAAATCAAAAACGCTATCGAATGGAGGAAATTCACTAATGGTATATGATATTAAAATTGATCCAATGCATCCTGTATACTTTAAACATCTATACCAATATGCCAAGAACGTATCAAAAGATCCATCCACACAAAATGCTGCCTTACTTACAAACGACAATTCGGGTATCATTTGTATGGAATCTAATAATATTCCCAGTTCTATCCCAGAAAAGAAAGAATACTGGGAACGACCAAACAAATATCACTACGTTGAACATGCAGAACGTAATGTCCTATACAAAGCAATAAAACTAGGCGTACAAACAGAAGGTTTGACAATGTATTGCCCATTGTTTGCTTGCCCAGATTGTGCAAGAGCAATTATACAATGCGGAATAAAGAGAGTTATAGGTCATAAACAATACTTCGATATCACACCAGACAGATGGAAAGAATCGGTTGGTATTGGTATAGAACTATTGAAACAAGCAGGAGTGGAGTGTGTTGTATGGTCAGGACATGTTGGTGGTAAGACAGAAATTGTAGTAAACGGTACACCTTTCCAACCATAAATAGTACAATGAGCGATTTGACTGTTGAATATAAAGATAGTGTTCATATATCTGTGCAGTGTGATAGGGGTATTGCACAAGAGTTGTCTGATTATTTCACATTCAAAGTTCCTGGCTATCAATTTATGCCGGCATACAAAAACAAAATGTGGGATGGTACTATCAAACTCTACAATATCTACGGGCAAACTCTGTTTGCGGGATTGGATAAATATGTTAAAATTTTTGCAGATGAAAGAAACTACTCTATAGATTTCGGTGATGTTCCAACCAAACCAGTCGATATATCAAAAAATGATATTGCTAAATTCGTTAACGATCATTTGCAACCAACATACAAAGATGAAATTCTCCAGGCTTATGATCATCAAATTGACGCAATACACCACGCAATAAACAATAATAGGTGTTTGCTTCTTTCTCCTACCGCATCTGGCAAGAGCCTAATAATATACGCACTAATTAGATATTATCTGGACATTCTTCCTCCAGAAAAGAAAATTTTGGTAATCGTTCCCACGATATCACTAGTGACACAAATGTTTGAAGACTTCAAAGAATACTCACAGGCTGACACCTCGTTTGATGCAAATAGAGAATGTCATACAGTATATGCAGGGAAAAAGAAGATTGATTCTAGTAGAATCGTAATTTCAACATGGCAGAGCATATACAAACTAAAAGCCAACTATTTCGACAATTTCGGTGCAGCATTTGGTGATGAGTGTCATTTGTTTAAATCCAAATCCCTCACCAGTATAATGAGCAAACTAAAGAATTGCCCATATCGTATAGGGACAACGGGAACATTGGATGGTACACAAACACACAAATTAGTCATTGAAGGTTTGTTCGGTCCAGTGTATAATGTAATCAAAACTTCTGATCTAATGGATAAAAACCTTTTATCTCAACTATCAATTGATTGCATTTTACTGAAATATCCCAAAGAGAACCGCAAAAAAATGAACCGAAATAAATATTTTGATGAACTGGAGTGGTTAGTCACTAACCCAACCAGAAACAAATTTATTGCTAATATGGCAAAAAACTTGAAAGGGAACACTCTTGTTCTCTTTCAGTTAGTAGAAAAGCACGGAAAGCATCTACACAAACTTATCAAAGAAGCCTGCCCCGAACACGATGTGTTTTTTGTATACGGGGGCACAGATTCCGAAGACAGAGAAGAAGTACGAAATCTTACCGAAGAAAATAACAATGCAATAATTGTTGCTTCTTATGGTACATTCTCTACAGGAATCTCGATTCGACGATTACACAATATTATTTTTGCATCACCCTCTAAGTCTCGAATACGAGTACTTCAATCTATTGGACGACAATTGAGAAAGTCTAAATATAAAGACAAAGCAAAGTTGTATGATATCGGCGATGATTTGACTTGGAAAAGTTGGAGCAACCACACACTCAAACACTTCATCGAGAGAATGAAAATATACAACATTGAAAAATTTGACTATAAAACAATAACGATAAATCTAGAAGGAGAAACCAATGGCTGAAACTTACAGAAACTACAAACTTGCTTCTGGAGAAGAAATCATCAGCAAGGTAATCTCTTCTAACGAATCTTATGTTACGCTCCACCGACCAATGCTCACTAAGATAATCACATTAGATCAACCAGTAATGGGCGGTACTAACGAATTTATGATACTTCGACCTTGGGGAAGAATGACAAACGAAATTCAATTCAACATCAACCGAAATCAAATCATTACGGATAATGCACCAAAACCAGAGATTGTTTCGATTTACCTTGATGAACTAGAAAAGGAAGATGTTACGAATGATATCTACAATGAGATGGTTCAGGACGGGGAATTGGATATTACTAATGATTTAGAAACTTATGTTAAAAACAAAATTATGACAGATTTAGAAAACACACCAGAAGTCAAAATACCAGAACAAGAAGAAGAACCAATCCCAACCGATGCTCAGGGCAATGTTATGATGAATTTTGTTGTCCCCCCCGCCCTATTCCTTGCTTTTCTTATGAGTGGTATTGTGTCTTTCAATGAAGAAGACGACGAAGAAGGTTTTGAATTTGATATTGATACCTTTATGCAACAAGCAAAAGATAAAATGATACGAAAACAACAAAAGAAGAAAGACGATCCAAATGATTTTGAAACTCATTTTAGGAATTGGAATCCAGAACCATGAATTCATAATGAATCGGAACACATGTAATTATAATAACCCGTGAAAATCTGTCAAGGATAAAACTATAAAATGAGCAAGAAAAAAACAAACCATTATGTTGACAACGAAGAGTTCTATAAGGCAATGTCCGAGTGGAAGAAAGAAGTCGTTGAAGCGGAGCAGTCTGGTGATACTAGACCTCCGGTAAGCGATTATATAGGAAAATGTTTTATGGAAATAGCAACGCATTTATCCTATCGTCCAAACTTTATGAATTATGAATATAGAGAAGAAATGATTAGTGATGGTATTGAAAATTGCATAATGTATTGTCATAACTTTGATCCAGAAAAGTCAAACAATCCATTCTCGTATTTTACACAAATCATCTATTATGCTTTTTTACGACGAATACAAAAAGAAAAGAAGCAGATGTATATTAAATACAAACTGCTAGAAGAACTTGACGTTGAAGGAAAATTTCCTAGATGGATAGAAAGCAATGAAGATGTTGATTTGTCTGAGTCAACTAATGTCAAGGCAGATTATTTACGATTAACAGATTCAGACATTAGTAAGTTTACACCCAAAAAAGAGAAAGACAAGAAACCTTTGGGTGGTTTTACGTTGGATAACTTCTTAGGAGACAAGAGTGAAGATAGCACTGATCAATGACACCCACTGGTCTGCCCGTGGGGACTCCCAAATATTTTTAGATTATTTTATGAAGTTCTTTGATGATGTGTTCTTCCCCTATCTCAAAGAAAATAATATCAATACGATCATTCATGCAGGGGATTTCATGGATCGTCGTAAGTTTGTGAATTTCGATAGTCTTCATCAAGTTTGGACAAGGTTCTTCAAACAACTACACGACAATGGTATTGAGATGCATTGTATCCTTGGAAACCACGATGTGTATTACCGAAACACCAACAGAGTAAATTCTCTTGTGGAGTTGTTTGGTGCTGAACCCAGTATGATAATCTACGAAGAGCCAGAGGTTAGAACATTCGGTGCGTTAGATATTGCATTCCTGCCTTGGGTAAACAAAGAAAACTACGACCAGTCAATGGAGTTCATCAAGACAGCAGATGCACCTTTCCTCGTCGGACATCTTGAGTTGCAAGGATACGATGTTATTCGTGGAGTCCAGTATGACGATGGTATGAACCCTGATATATTCAAGAGATACGAGCAGGTTCTCACTGGACACTTCCACTGCCGTCAAGAGAAGGGAAACATCTATTATCTTGGAACGCAGTATCAGATTACATTTGGCGACCTAAACGAAACAAAGGGTTTCCATATTCTGGACACAGATACCCGTGAAATAGAATTCATCCCAAACCCATATAAAATGTTCTACACCGTCACATATAACGACGAGGACGGTCCTATGGACACTGACGGGTTTGATTGTGAACACCTCAAGGACACCTATATCAAATTGTTTGTGGAACATAAAGAACACCCATATTCATTTGAAAGGTTTATGGATAAACTCTATGACTGTGGAGTGGCTAAGATTACAGTCGTTGAAGAGATGACTGTATCTGATTGGAGTGAAGAGGAAATAGTTGACTTAGCACAGGACACTGTTACACTAATCAATGGTGAAGTTGATGCAATGGAAGAAGTGAAGGATAAAGACAAGATGAAACGAATCATCAAGGAACTCTATATGGAGAGTCTTGCTCTATGATCCTGTTTTCAAAACTCAGTTGGAAGAATTTCCTTTCAACAGGCAACTATGCAACGACACTGGACCTCACCCGACACAACAACACGCTTGTTTCTGGTGAGAATGGTGCAGGTAAATCGACGATGCTTGATGCACTGACGTTCGCATTGTTCGGTAAGTCCTTCCGTGGGATAAACATTCCTCAACTCCCAAACTCAATCAACGAGAAGGACTGCGAAGTGGAGATTGAGTTCACCATCGGCAAAGATGAATACCGAGTGTTCCGTTCCCTCAAACCAAAGAAGTTTGAAATATACAAGAACGGAACACTTCTCCCGCAGGATGCAAAGTCCAAAGATTACCAGAAGATCCTTGAGGAACAGATTCTCAAGATGTCCTACAAGTCCTTCTGTCAAGTTGTCATTTTGGGCAGCAGCAATTATGTCCCTTTTATGAAACTCACCGCAGCAGATCGCCGTTCTGTTGTAGAGAACCTTCTGGATATTGATGTCTTCTCTGTAATGAACACTCTCGTCCGTGCAAGGTTACAGATGTCAAAAGAATATATCAAGGACATTGATCACAAGGTTGATATCGTCAAGAGCAAAGTTGAAGAAAAAGAGAAATTGATAAAAACACTTTTGAGAAAATCATCCGACTCTATAGAAAGTTATAAAAATGAAATTGAGACATCTCAGAAACAGATCACTCAACTCCAAACAGACATCGCCAAATATCAAGAGAACATCACACAACTTCTTGAACAGGTGAAAGACAAGGACACCGTGCCGAGTAGTCTGCTAAAGATGGAAGGACTAGAAACTCAACTAAAAGGAAAGATCAAGACGATTGAGAAGAGTATGAAGTTCTATGAGGAGAACGATACTTGCCCGTCGTGCAAGCAGGATATCCAGACGCATCATAAAGAATGCATATTTGAAGAAAAGACCAAAGAGAGAGAAGAGATTGAGAAGGGTATTGGGGATCTGGTTGAGAAGATTGAACACGCAGAGAAGAGACTTGGTGACATCAATGTCATCCTGAACACCATCAAGGGGTTTGAGGTTCATATCAACGAGAAGCAGACGCAGATCAAATCCTCACAGCAATACATTGACAAGATGCAGCAGAGCATTGAAGCAGTACAGGATGAGGGAACGGAAGTAGAGGAGTCCAAGAAGGAACTCAACGAACTGATTGGCGAGGGAAAGGGATATGTTGAGGAACGCAAGGAACGAGTAGAGGACAAACACTACTACGAGATTGCAAATGTTCTGTTGAAGGACAGTGGCATTAAAGCAAAGATCATCAAGCACTACCTGCCGATTATGAACAAACTCATCAACAAGTATCTGGCAGATATGGACTTCTTCTGCCAGTTTGACTTGGATGAAAACTTCAACGAAACAATCAAGAGTCGCCATCGTGACGAGTTTACTTATCATAGTTTTAGTGAGGGTGAACGGTTGCGTATTGACTTGTCGTTGCTTTTGGCGTGGAGAGAGATTGCACGGCTGAAGAATAGTGTGAATTGCAACTTGTTGATTCTGGATGAAGTGTTTGATTCCAGTCTGGACGGCGTTGGTACAGAAGAGTTCCTAAAACTCTTGACAACCTTCGGAAGTCGTGCTAATATATTCGTAATTAGTCATAAGAGTGATAGTATGACCGACAAGTTTCAGAATCATATTGTGTTTGAGAAGAAGAACAACTTTAGTAGAATCAAATGATGACACAAACCAAACCATACTATGAGCGTAATGATTATGTGATTGATTCGGACATCAATTGCAACTTTGAGGATTTACTTGAAATGACACCCGCCGAGTTTCGTGAGTGGGTGATTAAGATGAGAAAGACTGTCAAAGAGTCGTGGGATGAGTATGGTTGTCCTCCACGAACTGGCAAAGACGAAGAGGACATCATTGATTCCTTCAACAAGATTGCAGAGTATCCTGTTCATAAATTTACTCACAGCGATGAGTTGTCGGATGTTCCTGACGATGTGATCATCAACAAGTCACGAATGGGTGTTGAAGTGGATCAGTGGTTCTCCAATATGTTTATGACTCGGATCAACTACACCGAGAAGGATAACGGATACTCCATCTATGATTTGGTTGCAGACGACAATAGGTTAGATCAGGTAGTGAAGGGTGCAATGCGTCATCTTCGCCGTGATTCTTTCTATACACATGCGCTTTCGGCAATCAAACATTCCACGAAGTATGCAGTGGTGGACGTTGGAAGTGGTGTGGAATGGATGGAAGCCTTCTTTGCAAACCCGACGATATTTACAGGTAAGGATTTTCTTCTTGAACAAATCAAGATCCGTGAGGGAGCAAACTCAGGATATTTCCAACTTGAGCAAGATGATGTTTTACAACTTACCAGAGAACAGGTAGAAGAGTGGAGAGATAAGATGACATATAGACATCACTCCACATTTGACATTGACGATATGCCAGATGATAAGGTATATGCTATCCGAATATATAAGAAGGGAAGAAAGGTTTTTCCTGCTGGGTTCAAATCGTTTAGAATAGGGTATATTCAA